AAAGAATTGTATTCAAAATAATAGACGATACTGGAGCCGTTGTTGACATCTCGTCTTGGACAAACTTCTTCTTGACTGTAGATCCTGCTCCGAATCCAACAGACAACACTTCAAAAGTTCTTGAGGTATCTGGATCATTGGCAACAGACGGAACAGATGGCAGAGTGAAGTTTTCGCCAGACGGAAACACCGATGTTGGAGTATATTTTTATGATGCACAGGCGACCGATGCGAACTCTGAAAAAATTACTTTCGCTGAAGGACAATACTCCATAACTCAAGATATAACAAAGGTATAAAATTATGTCTATGGTCGGTTTTTCAGATGGTTATTGTGATGTTGCTTATGCAACCTCTTTACTTGGGACTTCAGCGCCTTGGATTTCAACGACATCTGTCAATAAAGAAGACTCTTTGCAATGGGGCAGAGTGTATATTGAAAATACATATAAGGTTCCTGTCAATATTTCTGATACAGAAATAAATGATGCTCTTAAAAATTCCAATGCTATTTTGGCAAACGAGCATCTTAAAAGCGATTTGTTCCTCACCGCAAGAAGCTCCGCTCCAGAAAAAGGTCTTATAGAGAAAACAGTACAGGCAACTCCTGTGAAGTCTACAAAGAAATATGACCCAAACATTTCGTCAGAGTGGCTAGATCCATTCCCTCAAGTGACAGCTATAATGGCGAGCGGTGGATGGAAAGTGACAAAGGGCGGAATAACAACTGTCCCAATGATTAGAAGATAATGGGAATACTTTCTGACATACAAGAGGCACTTGCGGAAGCGTTTGACGATGACTTGTCTGATGTTGTTGTGTCTTTTACATTGACAAAAAAGTCCGATGGGACTTATGATCCCGTCTCTGATACGAAAACCTCTTCAGAGACTTCATACGAAAGTCGTGGTGTGTTTGTCAGCTTTGGCTCTGCCGAAATAGACGGGACAAATATTAAAAGCGAAGACGAGAAGTTGATAGTGAACGGCTCTGATCTTTCTGTAAACGCTAACATTGACGATGTTGTAAAAACAAGCAATGGACAAAGCTATATAGTTGTAAACTCAACTCCCGTGATGGGTGGCGGTTCGGCTGCGATTGTTTACATAATCCAGATTAGAAAGAGCGTCAAAAACAGTGGCTGATTTATTCAACAAGGCTTTTATAAAAAAGGTTGGAGCGCAGGTCTTGAAGTCTTCAGTAGACAGAGCTGACAAAATCGCTCTTGAGATTCACAAGGGGCTGGTTCTTGAAACTCCTGTGGATCTTGGTCAAGCTAGAGCTGGATGGAACTTCACTCTTAACACGATCGACCCTTCAATTCCAAAAAGACCAGCAAAGGGAGCTGCTCGGCTAAAGTCTCCTGCGACAAAACTTCCATCTCCGTCTGCTTCAAAAGCTGGAGACTCATACAATATCTCAAACTCTGTTGAGCATATTATTTATCTCAATGAGGGTAGTAGCGAGCAGGCCGCAAAGAATTTTGTTGAATCTGTTGTTAATGATGTTGTGAGTAAATTCAAATGAGCTTTGAGGTATTAAGGCAGTCGGTCGAGAGCCAGTTTGTTTCAAACTGGACTGACACGACTCTTGACAAAGTGGACCACGGAGACAATCACGATTTCACTCCTCCTCAGAATTCAGAGTGGGTTCGCATCGTAACCAATGTTATTGGTAGTGAAAACGCACAGCTCGGAGACGACTTTCAAAGGATAACTGGGATAATAACGGTTCAATGTTTTGTTCCATCTGGAACAGGAGAGAAAGCAATAAACAGCTTGGTGGATAGCGTCAAGGCTATTTTCCAAAACAAAAATTTTGGTGGCGTTAGATGTTTTACGACTACGCCTCTCAGAATTGGTTCTGTCGGTAACTGGTATCAAATAAATGCTAAAACCGATTTTCAATACGACGTATTTTCTTAAACTGAGGAGAGTAATCTCATGACAATTGGAACAAGTAATTCAACAACACTTTCCTTTATCAAGGAATTAATAGCTGGTGAAACTCCAGTAAGCCCTGCATTGCAGCTTTTGCGAATCACCGGAGAGAGCTTGCAGTCTAGCAACTCAACTACTATGTCAGAGGAATTGCGAGATGATCGCGCTACTTCTGATCTAGTTCTAACAGATCAGTCAAATGCTGGAGACATAAACTGTGAGTTTAGCTCTGTTGCCTTTGACGAGCTTTTAGAAGGTGCAATGCTTACAGACTCAACGTGGACTTCCACTGACAACGGAGGCGAGGCAACAATTGCCTCCACCGGAACTGGATTTACTGACTCAGGAAATGGCCTGATCGCTTCTGGAATACAAGTTGGTCAGTATATAAGTCTGTCTGGATTCACAGACACCACGATAGATGGCTTCTATAGAATAACATCATTGACCGCTGGATCTATTGATACGTTCCCTGTTCCTCCTGCTATAGAAGCAGAAGGCGCGACTGTCACCTACAAAGGCCAGACAATAAAAAGTGGAAAAGCAGATCACTCATACACCTTCCAAAAAGCGCATAGAGGTGTTTCTCCAGTTGTTTATCAAAACTTCCGTGGTGTTCGTGTTTCGACAATGAACATGGAGCTTTCTGTTGGAGATCTCGCAAAAGTTTCGTTTGGTCTTTTGGGTGTTAGTGGTGACGTCACAGAAAGTATAATCGCCGGACAAACAGAGCTGGCAAAGCACACAAATGATATTATGAATGCAGTTGGAGATGTCACCAATATTAGCGCAGTTGGGGTTGGCATTTCTACCGTAATACGATTCACGTCATTGACTTTGTCTTATGACAATGCTCTGCGTGAATTAAAAGCTCTTGGAACACTTGGAAGTATTGATGTTGTCGCTGGAACAATCGTAGCGAACGCAACTATCAATCCGTACTTTGAAGATAAAGAGCTATTAGAATCGTTTCTTAATAACGGAGCGTTCTCTCTGTCTTGGCAACTGAGTTCTTCTGACGGTTACGATTACATTTTCACTCTTCCAAATGTTAAATTTAGTACGCAGAACTTGGCGGCGGGAAGCAAAGATACTGACATGATTGTGGAAAGCGAAGTTCAGGCTATTCTTGATCCTGTTTCGTTGGTAACAGCGATGAGGATTGATCGCTTCACTCCGTAAAAAGTTTGACTGTGGATAGCCGCGTTGCTCCTAGGTTTTGCGGTGAAAAGTGAGCCTGACACCTTCCACGGTCAATTCATTCAGGAATATATTTAACAGGGAAATATTATGGACATTTTAGATTTACAGACCGACCTAGAAGCAGCTGAAGAAGGAACGTGGTTTCCATTTGGTGAAGATTGCCAAATAAAGATCGCTCAGTGGGCTAACAAAAAGCACAAAAAGTTTTTGCGGAATATGTATAGCAAGCATGGTCGTAAAATAGAAGCTGGAGCGGTCACTGACGGACAAGCAAGCAAGTTGATGCGGCCTCAGTGGGTTTTCATTGTGAAAGACTGGGAAGGAATTACAGAAGGAGGCAATGACTTTCCGTTTAACGAAGACAATGTTTTGCAACTCGCCTCCGACAAGCGATACGATAGCTTTTTCAAAAAAATTGAGCTTATTTCAAAAGAGGAGGAGAACTATCGCGAGACCAACATCAAAGAGTTGGGGGAAGACTCTCCGACTACTTAGTTTGGTCAGTTCGATGGTCGGAGGAAGAGGAAACTCTTGAGAAAATATATATGGTGACAGGGAAGTTGCCAAAGGCTCTTGAGGAAAGACCAGTTGTTACCCCATTGCTTTTACAATACATACAGGCATTCGCTTTTTTAAGGGAGTTCAGGGACGAAAGAGGTATTATAGGATTGAGCGACATACTCAGTTACGCAAAGGAGATTGCAGAGGACGACCCGCTTCAGTTTGCCAAAATAATTTCTGTTGCAAATAGATTTTTTTTGGCAGCCCTAAACGAAAGCAAAGAGATTTAAGAGGAAAGGATGGAATTAAATTCGCTAGTAAATGTTAAAATCGAAACTGATTCTGGACAGAAGTCTAAGAAGATCGTTGACGATCTGAAAAAGATCGAGAAGGGAAACGACAAGCTGCAAAAAGAGCTTAAAGAAACCTCAAAAGTCTCAGCAGAATCTGGCGCAAGAATCGCAAAGTCTACTGGCGAAGTTGACAAGCGTTTTAAGAAAATGGCGAAGAGCGCAAAGTCGGCAAACGACTCTATACACGGACTTTCCGGAGGAGCTAAAAGCCTAAAAACTTCTTTTAGTGGATTCGCAAAACTAGGAATCGCCTCTGCAATAGCTGCGATTGGGATAGCTGTGCTCGGAACCGCTGCAAAGTTTAAGGAGTTCGATCAGTCAATTGCGAACCTTTCTGCAATCACCGGAGCAACCGGAAAAGATCTTGAGTTTTACTCAGACAAAGCTAGGGAAATGGGAAAAGTTACAACTCTTTCCGCCTCTGAAGTTGCTCAAGCCTTCCAACTAGTGGCCAGTGCAAAGCCCGATTTGCTTTCCAGCAAAGAAGCTCTCGCCCTTGTAACTGCTGAAGCGATAACTCTTGCGGAGGCCGCAGGAATTTCGGTTCCTGAAGCCGCAAACACTATGGCCAGTGCATTAAATCAATTTGGTGCTGAAGCTGATCAAGCCGCGAGATTCACAAACGTCTTGGCCGCTGGCTCTAAATTCGGTGCGGCCTCAATAGCAGAAATGGGCGAGTCTTTGAAATTCGCTGGAGTTGTTTCTTCAACTTTCAAGTTAAGTTTTGAAGAAACAAATGCGGCATTGCAAATTTTTTCTACAAACGCAATCAAAGGCGGAGAAGCTGGAACACAGTTAAGAGGCGTTTTGTTGGCGCTCGAAACAAAAATGAGCGACGAGTTTAAGCCTTCTGTAGTAGGGCTAGAAAAGGCCTTGCAAAATCTTGGTGAGGCGAACTTAACTTCGGCGGAAAAAGTAAAACTGTTCGGCAATAGAAACTTGGTCGCTGGAGAAATTCTTGTAAAAAGCGTTCAGGCGATAGATGGAAACGCTTCCGCTCTTGCAACGCTTACGGAAAATATAACTGGAACTTCAATAGCACAAGAACAAGCAGCAACGAAAACAGACACTCTTGACGGAGCAATGAAGCGTCTTGGTTCTGCAGCTGAAGAGCTTTCTCTTGTTATGTCCGTTGACACCGGATTGGGAAGAGCTCTAACATTTTTGGTTGATGGACTTGCAGCTTTCGTTAACGGCATAAGTTTTGCGGTTGGCGGCGTTATCGACCTCACAAAATTCTTGTGGGATTTAAGTGGTGCTGGTGAATTCTTGTCAGAAACTTTTGGAGGAGCGGCCGTATCGTCAAAGGACTTTTTTGACAATTTAGATATAGTTCGCATTTTGGTCGGCGGCGAAATGGTAAAAGGATTCTTATTCTTAGGACAGACGGTCGAGACCGTATTTGAAGTAATATCTAACGAAGTCAACAAAGTAAAAAACAACATCCTCTCAATGATGAAAGTCTTAGTTGACTTGGCAAAAATTGGAGGGAAAGCTTTTGATAAAATGTTTGGAACTGGCGCTGCCAAGAAAATTGAAAAGTTCGGAAAAGAAATTGATGATTTGCGCTCACCAACAAAGAGTCTTGGCGATGTTGTAAAAGATACTGCCAAAAAATACGATGAATTGAGACTTGAGGTTGACAAGTCCACAGAAGCAGCAATTGAGTTTCGCGACGCTGGAGAAGAGGCGGCGTCAACAACGGAGGATTTAAAAGACGAGGTCGAATTGGCCGCTGAAGAATTGGACGGTCTTTCAGACTCTCTTCAGGACGTTCTTGACAAGCTTGATGAAGAAATAGCGGCAGTAGGCAGGACAAACGAGGAGCAGAAATTATATAATGCTTTGAAAGACGCTGGAGTCGCCGCGAACACCGCAGAAGGAAGATCTATTCAAAGAAAGGTTATGGAGCTGCGAATAGAACAACAAAATCTTGAATGGATAAACGAGATAAAAGATATAAGTATTAAAAAGTCCGGAGAGGCAGAAAAAGCCGCTGTTAAGTCTGCTGAAAACTCTGCAAAGGCAGCAACAGAAGCGGCGAAGGAAACAGAAAAAGCGTGGCTGGAAGGCCGCGACGGAATGACAGACTTCTTTGTAGACATGGCGCAAAATGGTAGCGACGCTTTTAGCGGAATCCTTGACGGTTTTAAAAACATGCTTATAAAGATGGCTGCTCAGGCGGCATCAAACGGAATAATGCAATTATTATTCGGTGGAGGTGGCGCTGTCGGCGGGTCAATTCTTTCGCAAGGAGCAAGCTTGCTGTCCGGAGGAGGTGGTGGACTTTCATCACTGATTAGTGGAGGCTCTTCTGTAAGCTCTCTGTTTTCTGGCGGGATTTCTGGAATTGGGACTAGCATAAGTTCGCTTGGGGTGAATGGATTTAATGCACTGTCTGGACTAGGGACAACAGGAACATCGGTCGCTCAAGGAATCGCAGGGGTCGGTCAAAATGTAAACGGTCTTTTTGGCAGCACAGGAAATCTCGGAGCCGACTTTGTAACTGGAGGAATTGCCACAGCCGGAGCGGGGATAGCTGGCAACTTTTTGGGCAATGCCGTATTTGGTGATTCTAAAAATGGCTCGACCGGAGGGTCTATCGGGGCGGTTGTTGGAGGTGTTGTTGGCTCTATAATTCCGGTGATTGGAACCGCATTGGGAGCGGCGATAGGTGGCTTCCTTGGAAACGGAATAGGTAGCCTGATCGGTGGAAAAAGCAATAATTCTGCCATATCAGAATTTGATTTTGGAACCGGACAGATTAGTTCCAGAGGGGTCGGCGAATTCGATCAAAAAAATCTTGACGCTGTTGACTCTATAGTTCTTGCGCTAAAAGACTTTTCTGATGTACTAGGCGGATCAAGCTTTTCAGGGAAGGTCAGGGTTGGAAATGTATCTGGTTTTAAATTGGACGGAGAAAAGTTTGATAGCGCTTTGGAGCTTGTGGAAGCTGGAATGGACAAAATAATAAAAAGCTCTGAAGCGCTAACTCCAGCAATGAAAACTCTGGCTTTAGAGTTTGAGGGATCTGCTCAAGAGCTTTTGCCTTTCGTTTCTAATTTAAGGGCAATATCAGAGCTAACAGAGTCTAATAATGTAAAACAAATTGTTGAAGACTTTAATTCAGCAATGATAGAGTCCGAAAAAATAGCAGAGCTTTCCGGAAACTCTTTAATGAGCGTTTACAGGACTCAGCTTTCTGCCGTGAAGGATATTACTGTAGCTTATGACGGAACGGCACTTGCAACAGAAACTCTTGCCGCAGGACTACTAGCAACAAAGCAAGCTGCTGGAGCTTTGGCGATTGGAGTTTTACAGCTTCAGCAAAGCTTGGGAAATCTTCTAGAAGGCTCCGCGCAAAGCATTAGAGACTCTGTAAAAACTGAAAAAGAAGTTTTGTCAGATGCAAGAACAGAGAGGAATCAATTAAGACAGTCGTTGAGGTCTTTAACCTCTCCCGAAGAAATTCAGCAAGCGGCCACGGAAATCGCAAGGCTCAATAGGGTTTTGTTTGATGCGTTAAGTGAAGAGCAACAATTAGTGAACGCTGAAAAATTCGCATCTTTTGTTGACCGCACAAACGAAATTGCTCAATCGCAGTTATCAAAAGTTCTTAATGAACTTAGCAGATCACAAGATAGAATTAATGCAGATGCTAGAAGAGCAATGCGAGAAACCGCAGACAAAACCGCAGCTTCAGCAAACACTTTTCTTGATGCTGCTGAATTAATCACAAGGGCAGCAAACGTCTTGGCAAACAGCTTATCGTCTGGCTCTTCATTCTCACCGAGAGTTGTAGGGGAAGTTTAAAATGGCAATCGTTTTCCCACTTAGCACTTATCGTCTTTCTCCAAAGACCGCATTTGAAGACGTAGACTCAATATCTAGAAGCGAATTCAGTGATGGGTCTATGGCGATTAGAGAGATCGGAGCCTCTGACTACAGGATAATACAATGCAAGTTTGTGGAAATGTATTTGCAGGAGGCTGACGACTTTGCTCAGTATGTTAGAGACAACAAAGCACAGGAATTTGATTTTGTTTATCTTGCAAAAACTTATCGCGGTTATATTTGGTCTGCTCCAAAAACAACTTTTGAATCTGGGAATGTAGCACTAGTTAGCTTTTCGTTCCGTGGAGTGTTGACGTGAGTCTTTACGATACTCTTGGCGACTTGACAGCGCAACAGATTTCAATACTGTCAAGCGGAGCGACAAAGCCAATAATGATAATGAAAATACTCCACGGAGCAAGCGAAGAATATATTTCTTTCAATGGCAATTTGGAATTCGATTCTCAAAGCTACATCGGTGGCCAAGCCTCAATAAGCGGAATGAAGCTTCATCAGTCTGCCAGCATAGAGTTAAACGCAACTCCTGTTAGAATTGGAGAAGTACAGTCTTCAAGATGGAGGAACGGACACTGCAAGATATATTTTATAATTGCTCCAATTGGAACCCCAATGACGTTTAGTCTATCAGACGCAATAGTTGTCCTTGATGGAAAAATAGATTCTTCAAATTACGATGACAAAAACTCTTCTATAAATATGAAAATTCTTCATAGAGCTTTGTCTGGAGCGCTGATCCCTCCTTTTAGATTCAATCAGTTTTGCAATCACATGCCTACAACTGGCGATAATTTAAATTGGGGAACTGGAGCTTTACAAAATGTAGATTCACCTAGAGAATTGGTATTAGGAACTCAAGGAGGGGTCAGATAATGGCTGCTGGCGCTATAACTCCAGATCCAAGATTTGCAGAATTCATTCGCAGACAAAAGGCTGAATCAGCATTGGCTCAGGAAGCTTTGTTTAATATCGTAAATTCAAGACCCTCGCTGAGGAACATAAACTCGTATTCAGCGCCAAGAATGGTTTCGTCCGCGGTCACTGGCGATGGAGGTGATGTTCCATTAATTTACGGAACACAACCAATACAGGGACATATAATTGTTACTCCGACAGTTTCTGGAGCTTACAGATATGTTGCTATAGGATGGTGCTTGGGACAAGTGGGGTCGGTAGAAAGGATTTTCATAAATGACGAGCCTATATCCGCTGGAGTTCAGGTTAGAAATTATACTGGATCAAAAACACAACTCGTAGACTCTTGGCTTGCTGCCGTAATTCCAAGCTATACGGATGATTGTGTAATAGATTATCGAGGTGACAGAATAGGGATTTGCTATTCGGTTTTCAAAATACAAACTTCAGTAATTGACGGAAAAGCACTTAGCTTCAAGGCTATAATCAATGGGTCAATAGTTACTGACCCAGACCTTGTAGCGTCAACAGATCCTTATGCCGATGATAATATCGCTGAAGTAGATTTTGAATCCGGTGGAACAGATTCTTCTTCGAATTATAATCTGTCTCTTACTGGAAATGCAGTTGTAGACTCTAGTGGTCTTAGGACACTTGGAACCACCGATTCTGTTTCTGAGCTTGGGACTTCAGGAGCAGTGTGGTCTCTTGTTGGTAACGCGCACTCCTCGTACGGACTTTTGTATGCTGGATCAGAGTCCTTGAGAACAATAGACTCCGGAGACTGTGCTGTTTCTGACATAGCAATAATTCCAGCAAGTGTGGATGCTGTCGTTGATATTAAAGTTGTTATAGGGGAATTCTCTGGACCCCTTGCTGGCGCAGACAAAGATTATTTGATGTCTATAGGAACTGGAGCGAACGAGCTTTCGATCTATATTAAAGGTAGATATCTTGCCTTTTCATACAATGGAAGTGAGTCTGTTGGTTCTACGGAGATGCTTGCAGACCAGTCTTATGATGTTAAGTTTGAAATCATCGGAGATCTGTTTAGCATAAAGATGGACACGATATTACAGGCAAGCAACACTCACATAGGGCACTCTGTTCAGCAGAGCAGAGTTTGTATAATGGCACTGGATGATGGTTCGTTTTCTGACAGTCTGATAGGTCATTTCGACAACTTTTCAATAGGATGAGATCATGAGCGGAAGAAAAATAACGGAACTGCCAGCGCTACCAATTATTTCTGGTGATGAATTGATTGTTGTTGTAGACCCGTTGGACATAACAGATTCCCCCGCCGGAAGCTCCAAGCGCCTTACGGTTTCACAAGTGTCCGGAGCCTCAACAAAAAAGTTTCGATACTGGAGACTGATAAACGCAAGAGCCAATGCAAACACCGCAAACACAGATCCGACTGGTGAATTCACAGTAGCGCTGGATGAAATAGATTTAATGGAGCTGGACCAGTCTGGGGATTATGTTGCCGTTCAAACGCTTTCAACCTTGACAGGAACATCACAAGACGTTGGCAATCCCCCTTCTATATTAGCGAATGGCGAGGTTAATCCAATAGCGGCGGCTTGCCTATGGGATGCGACAACAGTTTCCAATCCTGCATTTTTTCTTATGTGGGATTTTGGTGCAGATCCAAGAGCGATAGTTTCAATTAGACAATATGCAGCTCTTGGAACAATAGCAACGGATTCTGGATCTTTCAAGTGCTTTGAAATTGAAGCCAGTGATGATGCAATAACTTGGCAGAGAAAATTTTATGTCGGTAGTTTTCTTGAAGTCCTTGGAGGAAACGAGTGGTCTGAATTTTACTTTTTGGCGAATATAGATCTTCTTTCTGCACTTCCCTCGAATGGATCTTCAGGAAAAGTTTTAACAAGAACAGGAACCACAAATAAAGATCTTGTTTGGCAAACTCCTTCTGGGGGTTCTGAGTGGAGTAGAATTTTAACAAAGAAAATATCAAGCTTTTCCGCTTCGGCCGGAGAATTTTATTACTGCGACTGCGATGCCGCAGAAGAAGACATAACAATAACTCTTCCTTCCTCTCCGTCTGTAGGTGATCGAGTTGGATATGTTAAAACTTCTTTTAGCTTTAACTATCAGGTTATAATAGACGGAGGAACAAAAGTTGTTGCAGACATAATGACTTCCGGAGCAACGACAACAAATGTTGGTTTGGATTTTGGCAGTTTCTATCAGGGCTTTTCTATGATCTTTTTGGGAAACGAGTGGGTTTTTTACGATAGCACAATGATCCCTGTCGCTGGATAAAATAAAATTAAAGAGGTAGAGAAAAATGACTGACACAAAATTAACAGGACTTCCGGTTTTAGCAACGATAGATGATGCTGATCTGATTTATGTTGTTGACGCAAGCGATACAACTGACGATCCAGCAGGAACATCAAAACAAATAACAAAGGCGAATTTAGTTTCCGGCCTGTCTGGAGGACTTGGACAACCATCAAAAGTTGCATACACTCTCGGTCCAACTGGCGACTTCACAACGATAAAAGAAGCTATTGATTATTTAACAGAGCATCCAGAAAAGAAGTCTGGAACCGATGGCGATGTTATAATTGCGATGGAGGCGAACTATACGGAAGCGGTCAACAATTTTGGTATAGTTCTTCGCACAAATTATAATGTGGTTCTTGACAGCTCTTCGGTTTCTCCAGTCGGAATGATGTGGGAAACTGCAATAAGCCAAATAAACATTTTTGCAGAATGCACCGGCAGACACTTCGAGTTCCGAGGATCTTTCGCTGGAGTAGCTATTGTAAATTTCATTCTTTCTGCTTCTACAGAAATGCTAATGGATGGGGTAGAGTTCGGGACAAACTTCTCTTTAACACTGGACAACTCAGAAGCATACATTTCAAAAACAACAGGAACAATTAAAAAGGCTTCTGTAATAAACAGATCTGTGCTTTCTCTATATGATGTTTCTCTTGCGAACATAAAAGTAAAAAAGGACTCAATATTAAGGACTCTTGAAGCCAAGACGAAATCGCCAAAGGGATCTGTTCCAAATCTTGTTGGATCGGGAACCGCAATAATACTAGATGAAGGGTCTTTTTTATATGCTAGAGGGCTTGACATAAACGGATACTCAATCGGAATACTAATTAAAAACAATAGTCGATTAATAGAGTATGGAGCCTCGACAATTCAATTTACTGGCGTTGCAACCCCTGTTAGTGGACCAGCGGTAAACACTCAAGACAACTCTGGAGCTGGATGGTATAACGGAGCTTCGATATGATGGTAATATTGGACAACAAAGTAGCTTTTTATCATCTTCCAAGAACAGGAGGGACTCTTTTAAAGCATATCGCTAGACAGCATGACGTAAAATTATTTTCCCCTGACAACCTCATAACAAAAGAAGATAGATACTACAATAAGGAGATAGATCCAAGCTTATACAAGTTCGGATTTGTTAGAAATCCGTGGGAGTGGTGCGTTTCCTTTTCAACATTAAGAGTGTCCGTTGAGCATAGGAGAGGATATCCGGACAATAGAAAAAAGATCGTTCATAAGATAAAAACCCACATGGCTTCGGAAATGGTGAAATACTTTCACGGCTATTACGGGACTGTCGAAAACCGAATGAAAGTCGACTGGCTTGGCGACGTTTCCGGACGAGAAGAAGTTTTTGAAATAATTTCTGAAATACTTGGAAAAGATTTGATAGGAACTCTGAAAAAGACACCTCCAGTAAACGGCGTTTTAACAACTGAAAAATTCAAGGATGGATTCTGGAAGTTTATATATAGCCTAGAAGAAGGTCTTAAAGAGCATGTTGAGAAAGAATGCAAACCGATAATAGACGAATTTGGATACACTTTCGACTAATAACGAGATATAAAAATGTCATTATTATTAAATGATGGTCTCGGCTCCGTACTTCTCCAAGACGGAGATGGACTTCTAGAAACGCAGGCCGGAGCCGCGCCAATAACAAAACTTTCTTTCCTTGATTTTTCTAGGACGTTCTCTCATGCAAAAGCCTCACCGGCTGGCGTGGTTTCTGATTTTGGATTCAATGTAATTTCCGCAGAGTTGAGACTAAAACATGCAGAGCTTGTCACAAGAGGAACGATTCTAGTAAATTCAACTATTGAAAAAAGTATTTGGGTCGAGCGGGTCGCAGACACTTTGAAAATATATCTTTCTTCTGACGGTATTAGCTGGGACATTGCAAACGGTGTTGTCATATATAGCGGTCTGACGATATCGGAATACTATTTGACGATTGAGCATTCAAACGGAGCAATAGTATTCTTTTTTAATGGGATGGAAGTTTTTACGATCCTCACCAACTTATACATCTATGACCCAACAGATAAGTCTTGGCACGTCGGGTCTTTCTCTGGCGGCTGGGAGTCTTCTCTAGAAGTGTTTTCGTGGCGCATTAATATTGGAAATATAAGATACGGTGGAGATCATTCCGCGATTGCAATTCCCTATGCCGATTCCGATTCGTATTCAGCTGGAAATTTGTTTTCAAATAATTTTGCCCTGATGATGGGCGATATTGCCTCAAACAAGCTGTATGGACTAGGCGCTCAGCTTGATGGGCTTGTGGAGTCAAAAGACTGGTGTGACATTCCGTTGGAGGACAATCCTCTCATACCACACGGACACGGAGGAGTAGTCTTCAACAGACAAACAAGAACAGAAAGTGTTCTAAACGTGATGTCGGAGTATGCGGCATGTATCTGGCAACCATATAAAGAAAAAGTATTATTGTCGCCAGACAAAGAATTGTCCGCAGATTTGCCTTTTGGAAAAGACGTTTTGACAAACGGTGATTTTAATTCTAATACTGGCTGGACAGAAGGAGGGTCTTGGACAATATCTTCTGGCGTCGCGACCGTAAATAATGTTTCTGGCTTTGACGAAATACTTTCTTCAACAATTGTTACAGAAAACTCCGTTGACTACTCTTGCATGATAGTAATTCAATCAGTGTCTGGAGCAGGGATAAAAATACTAATTGGCGGCGTAGAAATTATGCCTCTTGAAATAGCCTCTGGAGAGTTTAGACTTCCATACGAGGCTATTGGTGCTTCAAGCACAATAGAAATAATTGCTCCAGATGGCGTTTCTGCCGTGATATCTTCGATGGCTGTGAGGCGGCTTGCGTGGTTACAGGAAAGGTGGATTGGCTCTTTAGACATAGGAGGTCCTTCTGATCGCGGACTACCAAATAGCATTGTTGTTTCACATAAAGAAAGCACTACTTCTAGCGCGAACTGGAAAGAAAGCGAAACCGAAATTGGACATCCTCTTGCGCTTTCAGGACAGATTCCATTAATAAAATCTAATTTAAATATGTATGGAATGCCAACAATTCTTCAAGCACAAAACAGAGGTATAAGAAAAATATCAAGAGGCATAGATCGAGTTGATATTAAATTTGATGTTTATTCCGAAGGGATAATGTTTAGAGTTGGCACAATAATTCAGCTAAAGGACGATGTCAGAGGCGTAAACATTTTGCTTTGGGTTTCTGAAATAACGATGGTAGACTATGGTGTTTACAGAGTTAAAGGAATTAGGTACGACAAAAGTCATTTCACTTTAAGTACAACATTGAGCTACGACTTAATTTTAAACGAAGACGCCTTCCCATTAATTCTCGAAGATGGCGGCTTTGCATTTTTGGAATCATCCAACTTTTAAACAGGACTCTATTATGAAAAACCTCGCACTTTTAATTTTGCTTATTTCGGTTTCAGGATGCTCTCGGTATCGAGCATACGTGGGACAGTATGGACAAGAAACTTCAGACGCTGCTCTGCACGACGCTTTGTGGACAATATGTAAAGCCGTTCCAGTAGGAGCCATTAAGCGACGCTTCGATACATTGGAGCGACTTATACAGTACAACGCGATGTGTCGAGAGATGGAACAAGTCCCGATATACGAGGAATTATAATGAAATATTCGGACGGATATAAGTATCAGCTAAAAGAAGGAAAGGCGTTTCCAACTCTGATAAAACCCACGAGAAGACTAGTCACGGAATTCATAATTTTAGAACTAAGTGGATTACTCATAATAAAAAGCGGATATGCGTGGGATGGTCCGAGCGGACCGACAATCGACACACCGTATTTTATTGTCGGCTCGGTCGCTCATGACGCTTTATATCAGCTTATGAGGATGGACTTGCTAGACCACAAACGATGGCGCGAAGCCGATTACATACTTCGTCGGATCATCCTGTCGTTACTTGATGCCTCTCGCGGAAGTGATTCTTACGCTCGAAAGCTGTCACGCGCCGTATGGAAAATTAGAATGCCGATAGCAATGGCTGGTTTAAAGTTAGCGAAAGGACGAGCCGCCTTACCGAGTCACCGCAAAAAAATATACGAGATACTGTAATGGGCGACCTTACCAAGAACTTAAGCAGGGGCGAATTTGCGTGTAAATGCGATTGCGGTTTCGACACCGTAGACGTCGAACTGTTGCCAGCTCTTCAGCATTGCGCCGACTACTTCTCCAAAAGGCATAAGAGAGAAATTTGGATAGAAATAACAGGTCCGAACAGATGTTACGAGCATAACGTAGACGTAGGCGGCGCTAAAAACAGTATGCACGTATTCGCGCGCGCTGTAGACGTCAAGTTCTATCTAGTAGAGCACGACCGTTATCAGAAACGCATAAAAGGAAATCAGTTGTCTCCTAAAGAGACTTATGATTTTTTCGATGATAATTATTATCATTTTGGCATTGGTCTTTACGTCAATAGAATCCACGTAGATTCCAGAAGTACCGGAGCGGCGCGGTGGGAGGTATCGTGAAATTTATAATTTTTCTGTTAATGGTCTTGAACGCAAGGATAGTATTTAGATGCGTTATTATAACAGCATTCTCAAGACACGGAAGATATTTGAGCAGCATAAAAACCATTATAGCAAGCATCTTCCTATGTTCTTCGGTAACGATAGTTTTCTGTCTGTACGAGCTTTATTGCGACACTCCGACCAACAAGTTTCAGTTTATCTCTTTAATATTTTTATACTCGGTAATCTTTTGCGAGGCTCTGTATATAATAGACACTAGCGAAATATATAACAGAATCAAAACAGGAAAATAAAAAAACGTAATGGAATTTAAAGTGCTAACAAAAATACTAGAGCTTTCACAATTTGGATTACTGTCTTTGATAGGAGGAATAGCAAATTATTTTTATTATAATGAAAAGTTTGACAGGAACTTTTCAACAATAACATTTCTAACGAACATACTACTGTCTTATTTTATAGGAATGGTTGCCGGAGACATGCTTCCGGAGAGCGAGCATAAATATGGGGTAATAATGGTCTCTGGTTTTTGCTGCTATCCAATACTAGGATTAATTGAATCTAGAGTCAGAAAGTTTATAGAGACAGAAAAGGGAGATTTTTAATCACTCTTTTTTCCTATTCTTTCAGCTTGCTTTTTACTCAGTCCAAAAACCATTGAGCTTTTTCCTATTGGAATTTTTTCAATAAAATTATTTTTATCTTTAAGAAATTCTTTAATGTCTTCTTCTATCTTCTTCCTCAAAATGTCCTTGTGGACTTCCTCCTCACTATCAATTACTTTTCTAGGAATATGAATATATCCATGCGTGTTTTTACTCATCACTCTTTTCCCTAAACATTAACGCGACCGCCTCTACAGGCTTTTTACCACTTGTGTATCCCTCGAACTCTGCCCTTATGTGCTTTCCAATATACTCGTCTTTATTTTTTAAAATAAGAGTTTTTTCGGGAACACTTCCTGGAGCTGACATGCTAAATCTTACTCCATTTTCTGTTTCGCAAATTAAAATCGCCCATCCATCTACGGAGCTTTTTATATTAACAACTAGAAATTCGTCATCCAGCATAAAACTTTCTTCTGTACCACTAGTTATTTTCCGCTTAACCTTTAGGACATTTTTGGAACGCTTGCCCTCCTCATACATGCCGTGTGGCAAGCGTAGTATCAGTCCCTCATATTTTTCCTTGAGTGCTCTTTTTAGAAGCGAAAGAAGATTAAACTCTCCAACTAAATAAGAAGTGTTTATGTATTCCGATTTTTTACCGAACTCAAATGCTCTCAAGAATATATCTCTTTCTTCGAAGGTTTTTTCTGGATCCATATAATCGAAACACTTGAACTCTAGTTTCAAGGTGTCTGGCTGTCTCCTCTTAACCCAGCTTCCGATCGTTTGCAATGGGGTTCCGTGATGGTAAAGTTCTCCGTCAATAGGTCTGTGTTTTTTCTTTAGTACTCCTTCGTATTCGGAAAGTATTTCCGGAATGGAAGTTATTAGCCTTCCTCCTTTGCTATAGGCTTTCATAGTGCCATTGTCGTTTATTATACTGCATCGGTGGCCGTTTAACTTGTGCTGTATGTATACGCCATTGCTAGGCGTGTCTGACAGACGTTTTAGGCTATGCGCGTTCATTTGCCTTGCGTAGCCAAGCGTATTGCTATTGCTTCCTGTAAGGGCTTTCTGGGGCGTCGTACAGTGTCCCGAATCAAGCTTTTTGCTCACTCTGCTATTAATCCTCATTGCGATCTGTTCTTCTTTTGTCCTGTTTGCAAGACCATAATGGATCGGTTCCGAGTTCTCTTGGATTTCACCTCCAAGAACTCCGTGCTCCATAATTATATAGTCTTCATCAGACCATATAGACCAAATTCTCATCTTGCCTCTCGAGTCTTTTTTGTATAAGTCTATTCGATCTTTCATTATGTATTCACCTCTGGAAAATTTGTGATGTCGTCTTCAACGTATCCCCATTGTTTTATCGAGAATACAATTTCTTCAAGGTTTTTGATTCCCCTTGCATGAGCGCATATTGCATATCTCAGCATTACATTCACAGGCTTTTGATTGCTTGTGAAAGTTATTATATTCTCGACTTCTTTTGGAGACGCAGCCGCAAATCCCAATTCAAACATTGTTCCGGTGTCAGGCCAGTCAACAACTGCTATCATTGTGTCGCATGAAAGAATGTTTGAGATATTAGAATCGTAGATCTCTTCCATTCTAAGCCACTTTTCTCTTGGCGTCATATCTTTTATGACACCGAAGCTTCTCGGAGAGAAATACTCTGTCATAGATGAGTCTAGAGACCTCTCTATGCTCTTTACAAGATCAAGCTGTTCATCATTAAAAAACGGGGATGCTATATAAATTTTCATTGAGTGATCTTCCTATTAATATTCTTGTATTATAACATTAAAACTACTTCTATTTAACAATAGAAATTATGTCTTTCCAAAAAACTGGTCTGTCGTCATCTTTTGCTTGCGTTATCATCTTTTCCCTCTGCAGAGAGTTTATAGACAGGTTGTTTAAAATCGCGTGTTTTGGACACGGCGCGTTAGGGTCCTTTCCTTCAAGACGAAGTTCCGCGTCTTTTTCGTAAGGACATTCTCCGTCGTGGCACGGAAGACCAGCGCTATCTGCTTCGATAATCGTGCTTATCTCGTTAAGAATAGGAGCCCATAAATTATACTGAGCTATCCAGCAGCTTCTTTTTCTGAGGATGTCTATCATGTCCTCTTCAAAACCCGATATCTGAACGAACATTTTGTCTCCGATCGAGGAGTATACTATTCCTGGATCCATCATCATTGAGCGCAGATTGTCCCTTATCAGTATGCTTCTGTGTCTGACAAGCTGAGCTCTAAGAGATATTGAAATTCTTGCGCTTATTGTTATTGTTCCGCCAATATGTCCGCTGCTATTGCATTTTATACTCTTCAGGATTTCAGGCGTTTTGTATTTCTCGATAGCGTCAATCTCAAATCCTAGATGAACCAAAACAGCATCGAATTCGTAAATAAAGCTTTCTAACATTTCTAAAAGATGATTAAAATTTCCAGACTCAAGAAGATGCACAGCATAATTCCTGAGATGTGCTATGTCTCTGGCCGACATTCGTATTGAGTATTTAGTAGTAGACATTATTGGAAGCTCCATTCTGAAATCGTCCTGTCTGCTAACTCCAGAGGCTGTAATCATACGATCTCTCACTCTTTCAAAAACCTCGGTATCATCTATCCAATCTGGATATTCAAACTCTAGAATATTCTGAACTCTAGATGTTTGCGCCCACATGACGTGGTTCCTCATGCTTACAATTATTTCTCTTTCTAAAATAGTAGACTCAACAAACATTGATGCTGAGCAAAACTCGTTTACTGGAAGATCTAAACTCCTGACCATTTTTCCGTATAGCTCTTCCATTTTTTCTTTTGGTCTGGAGTTGCACCATGCAACTTTAGACATATGATTTCCATCAGACTCAAATGACGATTCTATAATTTTAATTTTCATTGTGCTCTCCTTGTTATATCGTAAATTATTTCAGAACATTCTTTTCTTAGCCTCTCTAAAAATGGAGACTCAACGATGTTAAACTCGCTGTATATCGTTACAAGCTTTTCTCCTAGGCTCTTCTCGGCCTTCTCAAGAATGTGGATAACAGTTCTGTTTCCTCTCATCGCAACTTCGTCGCTTATTTTGTATATAACAGCAAGCAAATCGCAAAGAGAAACTACCGACCCTTCCTTGCCCTTTTTTGACGAGCTCCATATTTCAAACAGTCTGTGTGATCCAGAAATATATAAAGACAGTTCGTTTACAGCATCAACTTCCATCTCGTTTATTATCCTCCGCATTTCCTTGCTGTGGTATTTTACAGGCATTGCTATGTCTCCAGTAGAAACCTCGTCAATGTCGTGCATTATAGCCTTTGACAGAAGTTTTCCAAGATCCATTTTCCTGCCCTCCAAAAGAAGCTCCTCGTATATAAACAGAGCCATCACTGAAACAAATCCCGAATGCTCTAGGACGGACTCATTGTTCACAAGTCTGCTGTCCGAGTATCTGTTTACAGACGCAAGTTTCGATATTGTTTCCATGTATTTCTTCATGTTGTCTCCAGTTATTTTTCTATTATCGACTCGTCGAGCTTCATTATTTGTTTTATAACTACATATCTGCTATTGTATTTTATTGTACCTTTCACCAAATACCAATCTTTGTCAACTGTACCTTCCTCTGCTATTTCTCTACCTTTTTCTTCATATTCAAATCTGCCAATTGTTCCCATTATGCTATCGGTATCGTCTTCTAGCTTTATCGCAAGCTCCAAAGTATGATCTTCTAAAACTTTACCATTTCTTTTTTGCAAGTTCACATATTCATTTAAGTCTCTAACGTTTTTATTCATCAATCTCCCAATAAATAAATAATCTCCCTTTTCTTGTACGTCATTTATAAGAGATGGTGGAGCAGACAAACCGTATTTTTGATGATTGTCATACAAGTCTCCCCAGTGATGTTTACACGGGAACAAAATGTTAAATGGAGTTTCTGGATGAAGCATTTTTGTAATTATTCCTGGAGGAAGACTTTCACCTGTCTCTCTTGATTTTATTATTTTGTTTGCTGCTGCTGGTCCTATTCCGTGAATATTCAACAAACCACCAACGACAATACCCTTGCTATTTACAGACCACTTTTTTAGTGATTCGTCTGGATCTATAGAAACATATTTTATTTTTTCATTTACTGTTATGTCTCTAAGAAGTTTTATTGCACTGTCGTCATCTTTTGCATGATTTAAATTTGCAACAAGAAACTCTTTTGGATGTCTTGCTTTTATATGAGCACACCAATATGAAATTATTGCATACGCAACAGCATGACTTCTGTTAAACGCATACGCTCCTCCATTTTCTATTTCGCCCCATAAAAAGTCTGCTTCTTCTTCTGAATATTCTCTTTCTTTTGCCCCTTTGACGAATTTTTCTTTGTATCTGTTGAAATATTCTTTTCCCATGGACTTGCTTAGAGCTTTTCTTAGTGCGTTTACATCAGTCCAATTCATTCCTCCTATTTCTCTACAGATTTTTAGAATTTGTTCTTGATAAACAACAATTCCAAATGTATCTTTTGTTATTTTTTTGTGTAGGTTTCCATAAAAAACAGGCGTGTCTTCTCCTAGTCTGTATTTTACATATCTTGCTGCTCCGCCACTATACAAAGCTCCAGGACGAGCAAGAGATGTTATCGCTGTTATATCTTCAAAAGAATCTATTCCCATTTTTTTTGTTAATTGTCCTAGAGAATATCCTTCAAATTGAAATATGCCGCTAAGTCTCATTTTATTAAAAACTTTAAATGTTTTCTTAGATTCTAGTGGCAATTTATAATACTCCTCGTATTTCATTCCTATCATGTCAGCACATTCTTCAAGGATTGACAAAGTTCTTAGACCCAAAACATCTATCTTTAACAAGCCTAGATACTCCGATGTTTTTTTGTCAACCATCGCTGTCCCATCTCTAACATTTACTCCAGAGAAAACATCAATGTCTTCGTTGCAAACAATTATTCCTGCTGCATGTACACTGCTATGTCTTGGATGATTCTCAATTTTTGAGACCTCGTTCATTGCTGGATATTTTTTTATAAATTCTTTTCCTATACTCGTTGTTTTAAAAGTATCTTTCATTCTCATTGCAGCTCTTGCATCGCCGCCAGATCTTTCTATGATTGCATTTTTTACCGCATCGGTTTCATACGGTGGAATCCCCAAAGACTTTGCAAATTCTCCAATTGCTATTTTTGGTTTCATGGTTGAAATATTAGCTATTTGTCTTACTTTTTCTTGTCCGTATTGTTCCATAAGTTGTTTGATGACTAGGTTTCTTTTAGTGTCTGGGAAATCTATATCTATGTCAGGCAGGTCGCTCCTGTTTATATCAATAAACCTCTCAAAAAGAAGGTCAAACTTTATTGGATCCATACATTCTGTTATTCCAATCAAATAACAAACAAGACTACCTCCAGAGCTTCCTCTTGCAGGACCGACTAGCATTTTTGTTTTTGCTTTTTTTATCATGTCTGCAACTATAAGAAAATAGTCCTGATATCCTTTTTCAAGGATAAGTTTTATTTCCCTGTCATATCTAGATTTATATTCCCCTTTATTTTTTATGTCTATCCCTAATTTTTTCGCACCAATTTTGCAAAGAAACTCAATCTTCTCCGGACCTTTGTATTTTACTAGATCCGCCTTTTTCAGTTGGATGTTGCAGCATTGTTTGGCTATTTTGTGTGTGTTTTTTATTGCTGATTTTGCTTCAGGATTATTTTTATATAATTCAAACCATTCCTTCGTTGATAAAATATGTTGTGGATATGTTTGATGACAATTGTCTCTGTAAGTAAATATTTCGTAAACGTCCCTGTCTTCTTCTTTTGGATAGAAATTATTTATGATTGCAACTTTTGGAATTCCTTTATATTCTTTAAACATTTTTGGCGTTGTTGTTGTCAATGCTATATAGTCTATTCTTTTTGGCTTATCAAAGTTTTCTGCAATCACAATTACATTATCGCTCAGTGCATAAATGTCTTTGAGACTTATGTTTCCACGGTAATAAAAATTCTCGTAAAATATTTTTACCAAATTATATATTTCAGAAAGACCATCTGTGTTTTTTGCTATTAAAATATATTCACATCCGAATTGTCCTCTTGGTTTTACCCTTTCGGTAGCATCTTTCACGACTGTTAGTCTGACAGAATATATTGGTTTTATGTTTTCTATTTTCTCTCTGCCAAATTGTGATGCAGCGGTTTTGTAACTGCTGAAATCGTTTAATCTTTGCTCTATTGTAGGATGAGAGTGGGTTACTCCCAAGTCTGAAACGCCTATATATCCAGTTTCAGATCCATATTTTAGAATTTCGTCAAGATGTCCATATACTTTTTTGAAAGAGTATCCTGTCCTTAGTGCTAAGTGTACTATTTTTTTCATGCTAGTCCGACCTCCAAAAGCCATTTGTAACATTCTATTGTTGCCATAACATCAGCTTTCGCTCTATGAGCTCCCTCTATTTTTCTTTCAGTGGCAAGCTCATATAAATATCCAAGACGAAGCCTTTTATTTTCAACAGGATGAGACAACTCAACAGTACATTTTGCATTTTTTGGCCAATTAAATTTGTTTTCTAGTCCTAGTCTTCTTGATTCAAATTTTATCATGTCTAAATCAAAATTTACGTTATGACCTAACGAGTATTCTGCTCCTTTGAAAAATTTTGAAAGCTTTTTAAATTTATCTGCAAAAGTATTTTGATATTCAAGCATCTCGTCTGTTATTCCTGTTATTCTAATTATATGTTCGGGAACAGGAATTGGTATTTTCAAAAGCGAGTGAAACTCGTCAACAACTTTAAATTTTTTATTTATCCTAACGCAATATATTTCGGTCATGAATGGCTGTAGGCTCAAGTCTGTCAAGTTTGGTCTAAGAAGACCCGTTGTTTCTGTATCAAAACATATTCCGTCTCTTTTCATTTTGTGTTTTCCTCATCTAGATGTTTTAAAATTTGTGAGTATATAGAAATGTCATTCAAAGAGTCTTCGTGACCACCGCAATGAAAATTATTTCCGTATCTAATTATTTTGCTTATCATAAATTCAAACACAGAATATCTATTAAAGTCTTCTTTCGTATTCAATACGATGCCATCTCCAAAAATTGCAAGCATCACCTCGCCTTTTCTTTTATATGCCTCTCCGTATTCTAGTTCTTTTTCTTTTTGTGTTTTGGAAAGGAGTTGAAGTTTTTCGCTAACACTATTCATCGTCCGTGTTCCTTCTGTATATGAGTTTCAGGTCAAATCCAAATAGAAAAACAGTGTCCATTATTATATAATGATATTTTCTATTGGCAGGAATATTTTCATTTGAATGTGAAAATGTTTTTGCTTCTTGCGCTATTCCTATTCCGCTTTCCATAAGTTTGTTTTTGATCGACTGAAACTCGCTCCAGTTGTCAATGTGTACGCCTATGTGGCTGATAAAAGGCTCGCTAGATGTGCCGGAACCTCTTTGCACATGCCAGTTATCACCTTCGGTATATTCAAGGATTTCAAATTCAATCCCGGGAATTAAATCGTAATTGAAATTCAATTCGGCTTTTGTTGATTTTGTTTCTCTGTCGAATACAGAACCAGAAAACAAAACTGTGTCGAAGATCCACTCAATAGCACCTAGATGCTTTTTTATATTCTCAACATATACTCTAGAGTCTTTTCTGACACCGATTGCTATTTGCGTTAATTTAATAGACATATTTATGCTCCGTATTCAATATCACATCCTGATAAATAAAAGTGCCTTTCTTTTTTGGACAAAAGAAAAGCTATGAATTCCGCTAGAATTTCGGGGTCTGTTTCAACTCCGGTCGTAAGTGCGTTTGCTTGATACTGTTTTGAAAATTCAGCGGTCCATCCGCGCTTTTCGGGAATAATAGCGTCAACGAACTTGCTCATTCCTGTTCCGTCCAGTTTGTTGGGGCTAACAGAAAAGACAGTGATGTTTTTTTCACGTGTCAGTTCATGCGCCATTTGTTTTGTTATCATTTTTGCAGCGGCCTTGCTTGCATTGTATGCAAGAGAACATCTCATTGGAACGCGAGCAGCATTTGAAACAATATTTAAAATGGTTCCTCCTGCACGACTAATTTGCGGGAGTAGCATTTGAGAAATTATAAATGTTGCTCTGGCATTCACGTTCATCAAGCTGTCAAATGTTTCTACGTCGGCTTCATGAAACCACTGATTCATGTTCAGGCCAGCGCAATTTATTAAGCAATAAATTTTACCCAATCCTTCAAGCTCCAAACAACTTTCCACGGTATCGGTTTCGTCATTTAAATCGCATTCAACAATATCGTCCAAGTGTTCTGGCAAAATTTCTAAAAATGTAGAGCTAGAATGAGCCAGCGCAATTATATGAAAAGTCGGGTCGGCTTTCTTTAGTTGTCTTGCGACCATGTATCCAAGATTGTCTGGCTCGCTGCATCCAGTTATAACAATATTAATATTTCTCATTTTGTCTCCGTTTTGTTTTAGTAATTGTTGGACGAACATCTATTTTACCATCTATATTTTCTGAAGCAATATGTCGGGAATCGTTCCTGGAAATATGCTAGAAAACGTCATGCAGAAAACTACTGTTTATCCATACAGTGTTTTGTCATCTGGTTAAAAAATGACCAATTTGATCAGAAATTGATCAGCTCGTGTGGGCTTGTATAGCCGTTATAAGCCACAGAGCGCAAATTTTGGCTACATGGGCAGCTATTTTGCCTTTTCGTTGCTTAGACGACGATCTATGGCGCTCTGGCGGCATATACGCATAAAACCTATAGCTGGCGCGCCCTGTATGGCATTGTAAGCAATTTGCAGCCATAGGCCAGCCATAGGCCATACTGAAAAACAATCCCCTATGAGGCAAAGAATCGCAGGCATAAAAAAAGCGCTCCCAATGGGAACGCTTCCTGTTTTCTTGAAAAACAATTATTTAATAATTAATCTTCACTTGCGATTTTATTTGCAGAGGCGACGACAGCCTGAGCGAATAAAACATTAGGCCACATTGTTTTTTCGCAGCGCTCCACGTCTTTCTTGTTTTCTTCGCAAAGAGTCTTGAATTCCTCAAGCGTGATTGAAGGATTTGCAATGACTGCATTCTGAACAACAACTTTAAATCCACCTTTCGCTTTCTTTGCTGGCTTAGGAAGTTCAAGTTCAAACTCTTTTGCGTATGCCTTAATCCCACGGAGAGCTTGGGCAAGATCTACATCGGAAAGATCTTTTATCATTGAGCTAATCATTTCTGTGATTTCAGAATATGAAGATGGTTCAAACTCGGCTTCAACAAGATGATCACGAATATTCACTTTGCGATCTTTCGCAGAGACGCGATAGCCGCCTTCTGTCATTGCATTGTTAAACAATTTCCCAGCCTGTTTGAATTTAACTCCGGCGGTAACAATTGCAATTAACATTTGATCGTCAGAATGATCGGCAGCAACACCGTTCTTGACAATCTCTTCAACTAATTCTGACACTGGACGTTCTGACATAACTGGTAACTCCATTGATTTGATTCCAGCAGCGAGGATCGCTACCACTTCTTTCTTCTTGCCTTTCTTTGCTTTGATTTTGTTTGCCGCAGCAATCTCCAAAAGCGTCGCAACAGACGGTTGGTTTTCATCGTCGGCCTTGTCATCAAAAATGAATTCGCCAACTGACTCGTCAGCGCGAACAAATTTTCCAGTACGAAGGGCTTTAAAGTTTGCGTTTATTAATGCTTTCATTTTTATTTCTCCAAAAGTTTTATTGGCCTGATAGCCTTACATGCTGGCAACTAATTTGCCGCATGTACCGAACAAAGACAATTATAGTTGTCCAAAAAATTATTACAACCTTAAACAGACCGATTTGAAAATATATTTTGCTAGCCTTTTTTGTGCGCGAGTTGCGCTGGCAAGAACATACATATAACAAGTCGGATTACAATAGCTAGACTTTCCAGCTACGAGCTTCTTGAACATTTAACGAAAACGGTCCTATCTTTCTTTTGTGAGCCTCTTTCCTCACTTTAATCCATACTCCAATTTCCGTATCGCTACACGCAATAATTGGAACTGACCCATGCTCTGCTAAAAACGCCAATATCTTTTCGTTTGTTGCTTTTTTGTAATTTAGGAATTCAATCATTGAAATTCTCCATTTATGTATGAATAGCAAAATGCCATCCGAATTGCAGACTCATAGAATCTGCAATCGGGAGTCACTCTTCTGGGAGCTGCATCTCGTAATATCTACCTATAGTTACATTGCCACAATAAGCGACTCCGCTCTCGGCTATAACGCCACATCCGCTGACCCGATCCGTGTCCTCGTCTAAAAACTCATTTAAACTCTTGACCGAACAGAACAGCATCGGTGCTGGAATGTTTTTGCGAATCCCACTTTCAAAAAGACGCTTTGAAATATATACCACGACAGTTTTCATTTTGGTTCTCCAATTTATGAATGAGTGTATCCATCTTTTTCAATGCCAAGCCACATCCCGCACCATTTTATCATTATGCAATCCATCACAGGCACTATTTCTTTTCTGAATTCCCGATATGTTTTTGGATAGACCTCGGTTGGATTTCTATCGTAAACTTTTTTCAATGCAGCTCTTTGCTCTTTAGTTAAAAATGTCATTCTTGTATCTACTCTTCTGGCTGAATGGTCGTCCTCACGGACGCAATGTTTAATTTCGTTTTCGTCTGAGCTTGCAACTTCAGAATCGTCAATTGTTTCTGCCAGCTCAAAAAGAATGCTGGAGGTTTCCTGAAACAAGAAGTCGTTTTCTGCGACCGATCTGGCCTTCCATCCTTCTGCAAGCGAAATGATTTTGCTTTTTAAATTTTTCATAGGTTCTTCTCCAGTTCCGTTTTGATACGCTCCATTCTGTCAACTGTGCTTTCAAGGTTTTCAAGCTCGTCGAATTCAATTGCGTCCTTTAGCTTTATGATTTCCATTTCCAAAAAAGATACAGCGCAATGAACTTCGGCTTTCAGTTTCCTGTTTTCGTTTTTAAGCTGCTGGACATAATTCATTTTAATTCCTCCCTGTCAAATAGAATTGCATCGCCAGCGATATAGTCTGTTTTTGAGATCACTCTCGCCGCGAGCATTGTTGCAACATGATTTATTTCGTGACTAGAAAACTTTGCTTCCTCTCCGATTATAATGACGCGACCATCAATGAGCGTCACCGACTCTATAAAGCCGCCAACTATTTTTTGCATTTCCTCAAGACTAACCTCCTTGCCTCCATTTATTTCGACAACGTCTCCGTGAACTGGTATTAATCTGGCCATGATTATTCTCCTGATAAAGATTTTAGTTGTGAGTATACTTTTTCTAGATCGCGAAATGCGTCTGATTCCCTAGTGCTTTTGTCAATATAGACTATTTTTGTGTGACCGTCCTTCACCTCCTCCTGGAGATTTATCGGAACATTGTGGTCTCCTATTTTTATGGTTGCTCCCATTCCGCCAGAGAGCTTGTATTCGTTCTGAGCAGACTTGGCAGCGAATCCAAACACGCGATGAAATCCAACATGCGACATTGCTGCAAGACGCTCAACGCTCAAAGACTGATTGTACTCCTTAACGACAACGGCACATGAGCAAGAATGACCGACTCTTTGGAATGCCGCCGAAGAAGTTCCTCCGACCAAAATGCGTACTGACTTGCCAGCTTTTTGCAATTCACCAAAAACCTTCAGGACTACAACAGAACGCCATAGTGAATCGTCAGCGTCAACTAAAGCAAGGCCTCCTATGTTTATGAACAATGTTATCAGCGAGTGTTTCTTATCTACGACAACACGCTCTCTCCTACTCCATGCTGACTCAAGTTTTCCGGCATAAACCTTGTGGATATCTAGCTCATCGCCGAACCTATCAAATTTTAATTTCCTCTTGACAGATTCTATCCTCTGCTTTGAATTAACATTGCTCATGTCGATTGTCTTATTCATTCGATTGACTTTTTTCATAAGGCTTTCATACAAAGCTTTGTCCCCAGTAAGGGCATGGTCTATAACGTCACCGACATTTTCGTTGGTGCTGCCAAGCCAATTGCTATAATTTCTTTGTGAGCGATTCATGAATTTGCGAAACACATCTGCATTTTCCCCAGACGGGACGTAGTCCATTAGGTCAAGGATTGATTCAAAATAAACACTCACAAGTCTGTCATTTTTCAAAACTATATTTTTGTTTTTCATTTTATTGCACTCCTTTGAATTGAAATCCGCAAACAGCTTTTTCCTCTTTGCTCCAGTCTGCGAAATATCCCAGTTCAATATCTTCAATAGACCAATCACACTGCTCCTTCATGTCACTTGCATCAATCATGACTCTAGTAGAAAGCAACTTGTTGAGACGATGGCTTGATATTTTATTTCTTATCTCAATTCCCCATGCTAATACTTCTGGATCAACAAGCTTTTCTTCGACCGCTGGACTATAGTCCATAAAGATCGTGCCTAAACGGAAGCGATCCTTTGTAGCTCCGTCAAGAGCAACACGTCCGTGATACATCTGGTCGGCTCCATCGCCGAAAGTATTTGCTGCTCCTACCGCAACAAAATCTTTGTGCTTGGACACTTTTGTTTTCTTGTATCGTTGAGGCAGAAAGAAATGGCTGTTTGCAAGAGCCTGATTCAAAAACACAAGAACGTTCGCGTCACTGTTGTCCATCTCGTCAAACAAGAATACTCCGCCGTTTTCGTATATATCCAGGAACACGGACATGACATGATCAAACCGACCGTCCTTGCCTATTGGCAAAAGCCATCCTGCAAATGAAGACTCGCTAACTCCGGCTGAGCATGACTGGGATCCATAGCGCAAGCCAATAGCATCTGCTAATTGTTCTGCGACATGAGTCTTGCCGCATCCACTTGGACCGACAAGGAGAATGTTTTTCCTTGCTTCCGCCAGCTGAACCATCCTTGGAAACAATTCGTGGACGACTCCTTTAATCGCCTTTGGCTTTTTGTTGCCGATTTTTATTGCGGTCACATTAAACTTTTTCGACTCCCTTTCTATGGCAGCTGTCATACGCTCCTTTACTGTGGAAACAAAGTCATGCTGAATTTTCCGCAATTCGTTTTCGCGTTTTTCTATTTTATCGGCACATGATTTCTCAATTCCTTTCAATGCGCTGTCTTCAATTGACTTGACGTGAAAGTCAATTATGTGAGACGCATCGTTTACCGGAATAACTTTTTGAATAGCGCCAGTGGAAGTTTTGTGCAGGACTACAGAATCATAAGCCTTATCAAACTCCTCCCGATCTGCTTTTTCGCAGACATGAAGTTGTCTTTTAAGGTCTGCAATTTTTCCTTTTTGATCGTCAAGTTTAATTCCAAGGTAGTCCAGCATCATGCGGACTTGTGAACGTTCAAGTTCTAAAGTTATAGAGTTTTTCATATCGTTACCTGTTTATGTTGTAAGTAAATTTCTGTTTCATCCTTTTGGAATCATCAGTTCCAGCACACACTGAAAAACAGAACGGGAGTTTCCTCCCGCTGTGGTTTAGCCTACGAAGCTTCCTTCTTGCAACGTATAACCATCCCACTCGATGTCAAAGGCTTGCATCATGATTAAACCTAGCAGGCTTAATATCAGCCTTTTTATAGGAAGAGACTCTTTTGCGCTGTCTGTCATTACGGTTTTTATTATATTATCTTTGTTGTCAAACAAAGAAAACTGTAACGACCCCTCAAACAAACTAATTATCCTGATCTTGTAATTGTCAAATTCAATTTGCGCAAAATCATTGTAGATGAAAAAATCCTCAATGTATTTTTCAAGGCTCAGCTGATTCAAGGCGCAAGTCAGCATTCCGGTTTGAGTTTTGTCAAAGTTTTTCATGATGTAGCTCCCTTTATAAAATTAAAGTCTTCACGATATTGTTTTTCTTGTTATGCACCCAACTCACTTTCCAAAACGCTATCAAACTCTTCACCAGCAATTTGCTCAACGCGCTTCCGCATGGTTTGGAATTCCTCAGTGTGATCCCAAGACAAACTGTTTAGCTCACGAACATGGTCGCTCCATTGCTTTACGAAATCCTCGCGACTAATTTGTTTTTCGTTTCCAAAACAATTCTTTACAGTAATAGTATCCATTTTAAAACTCCTCCAAACTAAAAACTTTTATTGTTCTCATTATCTCATACCTCGTCCATGTAAATAATTTCTTCAATTGACTCTACAAATTCGTCAACATTGTCTATTGCGTACTCGAGGGTTTCAAGCTCAAGATCAATAATCAAACATTTTAAATCAAAAGAAAACATTCTATCAACAAGTGAGTCGATAAATTTTTCAGTTTCGGTGTCGTATGTATTTCCAGCGACAACATCTAAAAATTCAACTTCGTCGTCACAGAGCCGAATCACATTAAGTTTTTCCAGTACAGAAATTACACAGACGCGTTCTTCATAAATTTTGTCTGCCGTATCATCAAGCTCAATTAGAGTGTCCATAGCGTGATCTCTGGCTCTGACAAGAGGAGTTGTAATTTTATAAATTCTGCTATCGAATTTTTCAATTAATTTTTGGATGTTCATAATATTAATCCTGTTTATGTTGTTGATTAGATTTTTGAGTAGCGGATTGCCATGTCAACAATTTCGCTCGTTCTCATTGAGCACGACTCGCTCATGTCTTTTAAATTTTCGTCAAATTTTCCAGAGCGTACAAATGTTATTGCTTTTTGACCACAGCATCCAAGCTTTTTCATTTCAGTCATTTGCTTCAACACATTCTTTTTTAAATTTTTCATAATAATTTCCGTTTATGTAGTTTCGGGATAATTCCCATCGTCAGGACTGGCAAAGAACCAGCCGACTACAAAACCTTTCTGTAAATTTTTAAATTAATAAGTAAAGCTAGAAAGGAAAAACTAAAAGTTTTATTTTTGTTTGCAGCACGATTTACCTTTCGGCTTCGCTAGGACAGAACGTATCGGTTTCACTTTGACGACTTACGATTTTAAAAATAAAAAAATCAACATCAATTTAGTGGCGATTTTGTTTGCTGCTATTTCACGCTTCCTTGGGGCGACGTGTATGGGACCCTGTGACTTTAGATAAATAAGATAAAAACTTTTTGCTGTGAGTTTTTTCTTAATTGTGTTTACTCGGTGGTAACACTGGTTTCCAGTCACTCACTTAAACCTACAATGTATCCTCTATTGCTAGAGCTGGTAGGCTTAAAGTGTTAAAGAGCGGCAGAGGCGCGGTGGCTTGCCAGAGGCAAGTTATATTGAAAAGACCGACTTGGCAAGACAAAAATGACGATTTTTTGATTATCTATAAGTAGTAGGCTATAGAAAATATAAAAAAGCTATATAAAACAACAACTTAGCAACATTGAAAAAAGTGTACATTTACCCTGAAAATGCCACCAAATATGCCCTATTTTTGTCGTGGTTTTCAAAACAAGCATATTGCCAATGCCGCTAGAATTGGGCTTTCAGCATACTTTGATAGGAATAAGACTATAAAAACAGTCTTTTCTAAAGACTGTCTAGCTTATATGCTCCTATACTAGTCTTATTATTAGAATTTTGCGTCAACTACTTCAGGACGCTTGCCCGTAGTGCTAACAAGTATTTTCACTGGCTTTTTTATAAATTCTTGACGACTTATAAAATCAAAAACTGTAACAGGAGGATTTTCATTCTCGTTATTCCATCTGAAGTCTATCCAGTTTTTTGCTCTAAACTTTGCATATCCATTGTGCTGAATTCCAATATATTCTTTCACGGTCGTCAGACCACATCTGTATCTTACTAGAATCTGCTCTGGAGTTCCCAAATTGCTCCTGAATTTTGAATAAGAAACGCTGTCAACATCCACCCATGTTTTCGCATCTTCTGGAATCGCAATCATCTTTCTCTTTGCGATTATTTCGTCTTCTCCTGCTGTGATTTCTAAGCTCTCTTTGAATTCAAATTCAAACCCGCAGTTGCAACAAAGCTTTGCCGCTCCGTAATTTATCATTGTGCAATCCGGACACTCTTTTGTTATTGCCTCTCCCTTTCCGTTACCTTTTTCTTTCTGCTCTATGTCCATGTGATTTATCGGACCTAGTCTTGAGACATTCCCAGCAAAATCAAGAATAAGACAATGAGGTTTGCCGCCTTTTTTGATTGCTTTCAACCTTTGCTTTTTTGTCTTTAAATCTTTTCCTGATTTGTAAACAACTCTTGAGCCTCTTGCTATCATTTGAACATGGAAGTTTTGTGATTTCGTCGGGCGCATTAATAAGATCAAGTCAATAGCAGGAAAGTCAAATCCAACCGCTGCCATGTTTACATTAATCAGAACTCTATATTTCCCAGACTTATAGTCTGATATTATCCTGTCTTCATCCTCTTCCATCTTAGAATGCAAAACGCATGACGGAATGTCGTGCGCCTCAAAACGCTTCTTTATATTTTCTGCGTGAGATATGTCTATAGCAAAGCACAGCCAATGCTTATATTTTTTGCCATAGAAAATAGACTCTATTACAGCGGCCTCTGTTAAAGACTCTCTGTCAAATTTTTCAGACATGTCCTTTGCTGAAAAATCACCGGCTAGAGTTTTCACACCATCTGTTTTATATTTTAAAGAAGTTGGTTTTGAAAACAGCTGAGATAGATATCCGTCGTCTATAAGTTTGTTGAAGTTTTCTGTTGACGATCCGTCATACGCAAGAACATTGAAAAGAGCGTTGTCTCCTTTATGAATATATCCGTGTCCTGTCCTGAAATGAGTTGCGGTAAGACCTCCAACCTGAACCATAGGCAAAGCGTCAATAAATTTTCGGTACATTCCTGTCTGCTCAATCGTAACAAGGTGACACTCGTCAATCAGAACAATGCCAAAGTTTTCGAATAAATCTGGTCTCCTGAAAATGCTTTGTATTCCAGCGACAGTTATCTTTTTTATTTCTTTCGTTTTAAGACCACTGCTGTACATACCAATGTCTATTCCGTCAAAATACTCCTCAAGAGAATTAAAATTCTGAGTAAGGATTCTTTTGTCATGAGACAGAACCAAAATGTTTTCATGCGGATCGTTAGACAGTATTAAATCTATTATTTTGCACAATATTACTGTCTTTCCAGAGCCTCCAGGAGCAACCACTATTGGATTAGACTCGGGATCGCCTTTCAGCGCTTCGTATAGAGCGTTAGATGCTTCGATCTGATATTTTCTTTCATGAAATTCTTTAGACATTTTTCCTTTTCTCTATTATTTCCAAAGCGGAATTGCATTTTTTTAAATCAAACATTCCAATGTGAGTTTCGTCTGAAGACAACTTCATTTTCTTTGAAAGCCATTTGTACGCTCTTGTTCTTCCGTTTCTAGTAGACCACATTGAATCGAATTTGGAATGCACTTTTATACGCATTGCTCTTAATTCTTGATTTGCTGGATGTCCAAGCGTCCTTTTTGAGTATTTGTGACATCCAACCCACGCCCAACACGGTTCGCAAAAATAGAACCACTTGTGCTTCATAGACGGATTGAATGGGCTTATCACTGAACCAAGAGTCAGTACAGACTCTTGATTGCAATGCGAGCACAATGGCGCGTTTGGAATTTTAATACTCATCTTCCTGTTGATCCAAATCCTCCAGAACCGCGCTCTGTTTTCGACAATGAATCCTCAAAAGTCTGCAAATTAATTACTGGAGAGATTACAAGTTGCGCTATCCTGTCTCCTGGAAGTATTTTGAAGTCTTCCACTCCAGAGTTTAACAAGCACACTTTTATTTCACCTCTATAGTCTGAATCTATAAGTCCAGCCATCACCTGAATTCCACTCCTGACTGCTATTCCAGAGCGAGGCCAAATAAAACCAGCGCATCCTTCTGATATTTCCCATTTGAATCCAGTCCCTACAACTTTACTTTCGCCTGACTTTATAATCATGTGCTCTACAGAGCTTAGATCAAATCCGGCGCTAGAAGCAGTTGCCTGACTTGGCATATTTAGAGTGTGGTTTCCTATCCTTTCTAATTTAATCATTTTTCGCTTTCCCCTTTCTGGTTTATGGATTTAAGAAATTTATATTTTTAGCTTAACTTTAAGCTCCATCCTAGTTTATAAAATTTACAACCCTTTTTCTGGCGCTTCTCCGGAAGCGTATAGTCGCCCTCGCAGTCATGACATTCGTCGTATGCGTCGCAGCCGTTTGGGCACACTTTTGTAGAGATAAAATTCCTGTTTGAACAAGACCATCTTCCTTCATTCTCTAGATCAGAATAATCGCACGTTCTGCAATTTTTTTCAGGAGTCTTTTTCTCGTGGCATATTTCGTTATGCGGACAGAAGCCTCCAACACACTTATAGAATCCTGGAATATAATGCTTCGCAGGAGGCTCGTAGGCCATTATCACAGACTGCTCTTTTCTAACAAGATCGTCTGCATATCCACTCTCCAGCTTTACTCTCTCCCAGTAAACTCTGCTGTCGTTTTTGTTTATGGCTCCAAAAAGAGCGCGGTCGAGTTTCATAGCTCTCATGTATCGCTGCATCTGATCGTAGTAAGCCGGATTTGAAACCTTAACTCCCTTTTTAATCAGGGTCAAAAAATATTTCTGAGCCATAGTTTTAAGCTCAAGAAGATGGACTGTTTTCGGAGCCTCTATAACCCCTGAGATCCTGCCGTCAGTATGTCCCATTGCATGTGCCGCGAAGCCAATTAGTTCCTCCTGCTTCTCGGACGGAAAACCAAACAACTCTATTCTATCTCCGGCGTCATCAACTCGAAAAACATCCATTCCGTTTAGTTTTAGCTCTGAAATTATTAGCTGCTCAAATAAATGTCCTATTCCAAATATCCTGTTTGTTCTTGCAGAGAATTTCTTAGACTTTGAAGCCCAATGAAATCCATACCATCTCTTTCTCAGACATGGCTCTCCTATGCCAGACATACCCAAATACGGCCTCGCCTTTCCGCCATATTTCCTGTGATCTAATTTTCTCTTTGTCGTGTTTTTTATCACTACCTTAACCATCTTAACTCTCCAACTCTCCTGTTCCAAAAACAAATACGCCTCGCTAGAAGCGTATTCATTTTTACAGCTAAGTGTTAATCGTCAAAAGAGACATTAGCTTTTTTCTTTTTCTTTTTCTTGTCCTTTCCGGAGCTAGGCTTTGCAGACCCTGCGAGTGGAGCATATCCAGTTGAGACGTTCTGTGCTGCATACTGAGCTGACGCTGGTTTAATACGAACAGACATAACAAGCTCAATTCCATTGAGCTCGTCTGTGTCTTCGACAGATCGTTTTCCACATGCAAGCAAGATGGAAGTGAACTCTTCATCCGCCATGCGGACAGTGTCCTCGTTATCGTTTTCGATATTGAGATTGGTAAAGAGAATTCGTCCTTTATACTTTCCCTCTGTAACCTCAAATTGAAAGCTAAGACGCTTACCCTTGATCTTCTTGCCTTTTTCTTTGGCTTCAATCTTGGCTTTTGTGTCTTTCAAGTCTGAGGACTTGACTTTCACTTTATAGTCGTCTGCCGGTAATGCCTCGAAGCTTTTCATTTCTTCGTGGTCGTCTGCGCTGAATCGCTTTCCTAATTTTGCCATGATAACTTTCCTTTTTGAATTAAAAAATGTTGTGGTAATTGTAAAGGACAATTACCAAACCTTGAAAACTATTATTCTTTTTCTTGAGCGGTCTTCGCTTTTTCGTACTTCAGCTTCGATAGCTCAACTAATTTGTTGTCAATGACTCCAGAAAGATCATGTCCTTTTGCAGTTGTCATTAGATTTCCATTTTCTAGATCCTGCCAGTATTGCTTTTTCACACTTATAACAGGCTCTTTTGCTTTGTCTTCAGGATCATCCTTCGGTCTTGTGCTTTTTGCTTTTTTCTTTTTGTCTTTTTTCTTTTTGTCTTTTTTCTTTTTGTCTTTTTTCTTTTCATCTCCAATAGGTTCAGAAGATTTCTTAACTTCTTCTGGATCACGATCTTTAAGCAATACATATTCAGGATTTATTTTGTATAAAAGCTTGTTGAGATTCGGAGGCTCAAACTGCTCAAGCTCGCCACTTCTGTCCTTTGCTTCGTAGTGGACGTCGCGACTGGTTTGAAGAGTTCTGAACTCTGACATATCACCGTCATCGTCTTCTTCTTCTTCGACGCGCAATGCAAAAACTTCGTCAAACAGATACGGTATCGCTGGACCGACTTGTCGTCCTGGAAACGAAGGGACAAATCTTGTTCGCTCGGTGTCTACGTCAACTTCTCGGACTTGCTTGCAAGTCATGTGGACGTTGTATCCAGGAAGATCCCTGAAGTCTCTCATCTTGTCTAGCATTTTATCCGTGAGATTTCCGTATGCCTTACGAGGGTCTTTGCTTTCTTTCTTTTCGCTACTTAATATCTGCTCTGCGATCTCAGACACAGAATCAAGCATGAGCCAGTCGGAAAGTTGAACGTTGTCTTGAAGCATTTCAAGAGTGTCCTCCAACTCATCAAAGCTTTTTATAGTTATTATTTTTATAAACTTTTTGTAGTCTGGTTTTTGATTCAGGAACTTTTTAAGAGAAAGCAATCCTGCCTCCGCGCTTATAATAATGGTTGACATTCCAGCGGTGGCGCACAGTACGGTCTTTCCAGAGCCAGCCATCCCATGAGTTAATATTTTAATTCCATTGTCCTCAATGGCCTCGTCTACAGTTTCAAAATTTATCGTCATTTTTACTCTCCAAGATTGTTTAATTGTCTTACTCGCTCAATTGCGCTTCCTGTTGTTGAGTTTGGATCTGCATCTTCCTGCTTTTCAAGCTCACTAATAACATAATAGACAGACATTTCTACCAGCTCGTTATGAGTTATTTTTCCTTTTTCAAGTCCGTTCAAAACGTACCTCTGTAGCATTGTCATATCCGCGACAATCTCTTTGCGCTTTTTTGCAAATGATTTTTTGTCCATTCTTCTTCTGTTTCTTTCTGACATTTTCTTGCTCCTATTTAATTTTTTCGTAAACATGCCAAACAAATTCACTGTCAAGAACAGTGCATATGAATTTATGAAGATAGACAAACTCTTCTAAGACCACGAATCCAGTTCCTAGTATCTTAAACTCCCTATATTCCTCCTCCTTTTCAAGATCAGCAAGAAACCAAAAGCATATAAAATCACCTTGTTTTTTTACAGACAATAAATCAGAGTTTTTGGCCACAGAAAACCTTGTCATGTCTCTGTCGCTATCATCTAGCCTCAGGCTGTATTTTTGAATTTGCAGCATTTTTCGCTCTCCTTTTTCTTTTTACGTCAGGTGGTAGATATCCTACTATATCAGTCTTTTCGTAGGTGGCAGTCCAAACTATGTTCATGATTCTTAGCTTTTTTATTTCTCCATTTCTAAAAACAATTTCAATTTTCTTTTTGTCTTTTTCAGAATACAGTTCTTGAGGCATGTCAAAGCTGCATCTTCCTTTCCAATGCTTAAATCCTTTTGGTAGTCTTCTGAACTCAACTGGCTCTTTTTTCTTTTTCATGTTCTTGAGCTTTTTGAGCTTGACGATGGTCCGCCGATCGATGATGATTTTGCTCTAGATTTTGTTATAGTCTTCGGGACATTTATTTTATTCATGTCGGCAGAACTGAACCACTGTGATATTGTGCAACCTTCGTGCAAGTTCTTGCTACGAAGCATATATCTTGCACATCCATTTGAATAAAACGCCATGCCGATAACATTGCCTATGAACGGATTATTTTTTATAGAAACTTTGTCGTCAATCTCGAAATCAAACACTGGAGTTATTGCCGACTGTCTGCATCCGCCTTCGACTTCTGTGAAATTCTGCCAGTCCATCCAGCTAGAATCTCCCTCTTCACCGTTTTCTTTGGGACCTACATTTAAGGAGTATTGCCGACTGCCATTATTCCACTCTACAATAGCGTCAATGTTTCCTTCAACTCCTGTCATGTGGCATTTTATTCTTTGTCCAAACTTATATTTATAAGTGCTCATGATTTATGCTCCTGTTAAAAAAGATAGAACCTGATTAGAAGTAAGTCCAAATTTTTGTGGAAGATTGATTATGTCTTTTGATATTTCCAAAACGCCTTTTTTATCTTTTTCTCTATACGCCAAAGACAAAGAGACTTTTAAAACCTCAAGCTCGCAATTCGCGCAAACGACTTGAGACTGTATACAGGCTGCTTTTTGCTCATTGTCCACGATTATACTCCCTCATTGCTTTTAAGATTCCGTTGTCAAAAGCGGTTTCTCTTCCGGATTTGTTGAACGGATTGTAAGCCATGGACTCGACCATTTCAGAATTGCCTTTCTCCAATTCCGCCAAAGCCCATTCATAGCCACTATCGAAAGAGCAATTGGTGTTTCTTCTGTTTCTGGCCTGCAATTCAATTCTGTAATTCTCGATAATTTTTGTCAGTCCATTTATTCTTTTTATAAGAAATCTCGAAACAAAATTAGTCTTGTTAATAACAGTTTTTGAATTCATTTTATTTTTCACCATTCCTCCCGCCAAGCATAAGCCGAATTTCTGGCTCTAATTCATCTCTCACTGTGTCTATGGTTGCAGCACTGCCGTAGCGTTCGTGTTCATGTGCCACCACAGTCCTGCACCAATATGTACAGAGAACAGAGTTGACAAGGTGACTAAGGACAAATGTGTAGTTGTTTCCACCATAAATAAACCCCTGCTCTCTACCCTCCAGCTTGTTAAGCTCTTTGATGCGAGCGTACACTTTAGTCTTGGCCTTGAGCCGTGCTAACGCCTTATTTGCAAGCTCTTTAGTGGCGTATACGTTGCCTATGGCTAGGCGTTGTTGATAGGATTCTGGGAAGCTTTTGCGGAAGCCCACTTGTACCAATCCTGTGTCACCAATATACTCATACGTATCCACAATCTCATAACTCAGCGCATCAATACCAGCCTGTGCTTCTTTGATAATCTTCTCGAATTGCTCTTTAGTTTTGACTGTTTTCATTTCTCACCTCCTGTATTTGGTAGTATGGCTGCTAGGGCTGACAGCTTCAACACGTTGACTTTGGCAAATAGCTGATGTCCGCTGTCTACATTGTGCCTTTCGGCCACCACAGCCCGTGCGGCCTCCCTCAGCGCATCCCGCTCTGCTGTTAACGCGGCAAGGGCGGCATAGGGACACTCTGCTACCGAATTAGAAAATATAACGTCATGGGTCTGGCAGTTCATCCCTATTGGCGTTTCATTCAGCTTGCAATCACTCATTTATTCATCTCCTGATTAACAATTCCCATTAAGTCGTTATAGTGGTCTCTACAGTCATGAACATCTCCAGTACTGGGGTCTAAAAACTTTTTGAAAGAATCTCCAACGCAAGTTACCTCTATAAAACCCGAAGTGTCCAAGCCTTCTGGAAAACAAAAAGTTACATGGCCAGATTGATCCAAAACAAAAATTTTCATTTTTTCATTCTCCGTGAAATTGCCAGAGCACAGCATTACAATGACAATGAACTGCGCCCAGTGTCATTCCCGTGTCGTGGCTATGATGCAGATGAACAGGATGGTCGAAAAAGTTTTTTGAGAATAGCTCGCGAGAGACCACTGTGATCATTGACAAAATACTAGGATTGCCATCAAGAGCAGACTCACAGTAGTAGCACTTTCCGCTTTGCAGTTTAATATATTCTCGTCTGATTATTGCGCGCTCTTTCTGCGTTATGTGATTGTAATTAACTGGCGGTTTCATTCTTCGTCTTCCTCAAAGTTATTCTCTGAGTCTTCTATATATTCTGCCACCATGATCTTGTCCTTTATTTCAAGCATATTGAACACGGCTTTTGCAATTTTCTTATGCGGGAAATTTGGCGGAGATTCAAAGTCTCCTTTTGAGTCAACGTAATATAGTAATCCAACAAGACCGACTTCCGCTCCTGTTTTATTTGGGTCAAACAATTGCATGGCTTTAAACATGTGAACGACAGTCACGTTGTTGTTCATCAGGTTTTCGTACTGCTCTGAGTTAAGTCTATAATGATCTTTCATGGGAAAACTATCCATGAAAAGTCGGCAATTGATTCTATGAAAGGCACTTTAGTATGACTGTGAATAGACACAGGCTTAGTGGGAGGAGGCGATATTTCCTGCATCATATTGCTAAAAGCAAGATCGTCTAAAATGTATCTACCTTTGTTGCTGATGATTTTGATTCCGCTTCTCGAAAGCTTGACTGGTAGATTTATTTTTCCAACATTTTCCCCAGCCATCCATCTAACATAGCTGGGATCGTTTTTCCAAATTTCTTTAAGAGAAGAGCCTTTGTATTTTCCAAACTTTATGACATAGGTTTTGAAGTCTACTTGGATAACTGGCTCTCTACTTGGTATGGCAACCATAATGGCTTCCTGATTTAATTTTTTAATTCAGTTAATTAGTTCGTTTTAAAATGGCGGCGAGCGGAAGTCATACAACTTTTGGAGGAAGATGAAAGTCAATGGCGATGCCATAACACTACTCTCATAAATGACGCCGCTCGCCACCAGAAACACTATTATACTAGCGTATAAATAGATTACAATAGGGAGCTATCCCTCTTTAGAAATATCTATTATTTTTATAGGAGAAGACCAATTTTTCAAATTAGACTCGTCATAGAATTTCTTTCCTTCAACTCCATCTTGAGGGTCATAAATCAAAAGTTCATCTCCTCTTGCGTCTGCAACTATTGCATGATTTCCTCTTTCGCAATTTAGCGAAGGTACTGTTATTATATATAGAGAGCCTCTGTATAAAGACTCGTCAGAAGTGTTTACTGGCAATGCCAGCACTCTGAAGTATGAAAGAGTTCTCAACAACTGCATATTTGTAAGCGGAGCTTTTATGTTTATTTTTTCTATAACACTTTTTACAGTTTCGATCTTTTTGCCTGTCACCATTGACATACAAGCAAGTACGCAAGATAAATTGTCATACTGATTTACCAATTTTATTTCTTTTGGAATCTTCATTTGATTTTCCTACTGTTTGTCGTCTATGCGTCTTCCACCTACAGAGACAGTTTTGTTTTTGTCGCAAACCTCCTTTACATTTTCCACATATCGTCTTCCAAAGTCTCCATCGTGCCCTATTACTTGATGACAAGGTGGTTTTCTGCAAAGTGAGATGAGATTATTTGGATCGCCAGCCTTTTCTGGAGATACAGACACAGGTTCTATGTGATGGATCTCTACTTTTTTGCTGCGACCGCACCACACACAATTTGGATTTTCGTCTTTGTGCTTTCTCATCGCTTTGCGAACAGACCCTCTGTATCTAGCACTTTTTGTAACATGAGACGGATTCCGTATAACAAATCTTATATAGTCAAACACTGTTTGTTCTCCATAGCGAGTTGAATTTTTCGTTTAATTCTTTTCCAGCTCTGCCACTATTATCACGGATGACTTCTTTGCTGGCGGTTTGTGGGTCACCGTTTATAAGACGATGAACCGTTGACTGTGAAACTCCAACCTTGTCTGAAATTTGAGATTGTTCATGCCCTTTTTCTTTCATCTCAAGACATGCTTTCACCAATTCTTTTCTAGTGTCGTAATTACCAGTTTTTCTCTTTTGTCGTTCGTCTTTTACTCCCATTGCTACAGCTCTTCTTCTATCATAAAATTTATCTTCTTCATTTTGTCACGGAGTCTATTTATCACTCTTTTCAAAACGGCAATTTTATCCTCGTGTTCGCTGACCATTTTTTCGTGATGTTCGCAATTGTAGGACTCTAAAAACTCTTTCATGTGCTTACCCGAAATAGTCATTGTTCCGTCTACACCAAACTTTTCTAATCTGGCTTTTAACTTTCTTATTTCGTGATCCTGTATCATAACCCGATCCTCGTATTATATTCGCGCAGCATTTGCTTATACGCTTTTGATTTAAGATTTGGAAACACTTGTGGAAATTTTGTTTGCATTGGCTTTGCTTTAGCCTTCATTTCTCGATATGAAGATGTATGCAATTTCATTGGCACTATAAACTTTCTCATTAGAGTTTTTCTTCATCAGACTGAGGTTCTTGCTCGTATACAAAATCCATGAGCTCTTTTAATTCATGCAGTCCGTAATGCCATTTTCCATACTTTTCTTTTGAATCTTCCGTCCTGTCAAACTGTCTTTCTATAAATTCAACAGACTCCTTTCTAGCTCTCATGATTTTCTTCTAGCAACTTTCATCATTACGAGTCCAAGAACAAAAAGAGGGAGAGCGCTAGGAACAGGAACGTTTCCGTGTGGTGGATCGACAGGCGGATAAGGAGGTATTGCCACCAGACAAAAGTTCGGTGACAAAACGAGTCCCTCTGAACAAATCGGCAAATTATCCCAGTCTATTTCAATCATGGTATTTTTCCTTTTTAGTTAGTAGTTTGCAGTAAATCTTGAAAACTGATTCTTGTTAAACTCTGGTCTTTCATCGTTATATTCCGATAATCTCAGGCTGACTATTTCAATCAATGAGATTTCCTTTTTTATTGCTTCAAGCTCGTCTGTCAAGCATTCTATTTCCTCTTTGATTATTTCATCATAAAGATTGTTCCTGAAAGAAGTTGACGAAAGACGACCAAGATTCCCTTCGCCCATAGCAATTTCGTGCTTTATATCTTTTGCTCTTTGTTTCATAAGAGATTTCATTCTTTTGAGTTTTAAGCCACAATATGACACGATATTCTCAGCTTTTTCCCGAATCGCTTCTAGCATTATTTTTTTTATTTTTTCATCGATAAGACTAGAAATATCGCTATGAATACCAAGACAGTCGTAGGCCATTCTTTTTTCTTTGTCTATTAGAATATCATACGCCTTCTGAACCAGCATGAATTTATCGCTACAGCCTTCGTCTTTGTCTGGATGATATTTTTGAGCAAGCTTTTTATAAGAAGATCTTACTTGCTTTTTTGTTGCGTCTACTTCAACGCCTAATATTTCGTAAGGATTCATAATTAATGCTCTACATAGTTTCCGTTGTTATTGGTGTCATTTACGAACTCGTTCCAGTCAAAAGATGATTTTGTTTTCACCTTGCCTCTTTCCTTGTCCATTCTTTCACACTCTTCTTTTGAGGCTGGACTTAAACCAAGAATTTCTAAAGGGATTACACCGTTCTGTCTGCAAGCTCCGATTATTGTAGCCATTAGACGAGCTGGACTTTGGTCGGAAGGAACGTCAGTGAAGATTTCACCAAATCTTAATTCTTTGGTTTTTATTACTAAAAGCTTCGCAGTGACTTTTAACAAGAGCATTTTAGAACACTCCTACAGGAAGATACTCTATTATCTTTATTAGTGCGGCGATCAGCCCTATTACTATAAGCGCATAAAATGGCTCGCTTATGGCAGATATGGCAGCGCTATATATAGCTATAACCATCACTAGGAAGACTGCTATATATAGCATGAGTATTTCTGGCGAGTAGTGCATTTTTACTTCTCCAAAAGTTAATTAACTGACGGATGTAATTATATGCTGCATATATAGTCTAAAACAAGGGGTGGTGAATTCTGTGTGTATATAAATTCAAAGTGTTTTGGGTTATGATAAGCAGTTCTGCTGGTAGCTCCTACAGATGCGAAAGTGTCAGTCCGTTTTCTACCTTTTTAATTCGGCTGACACTTTCTTTTTTATTTTAAAAAGGGAAAAATAATGTGAAACAACTCCTGATCCTCACACCAAAAAAGGGCAGTCCGTCCAAGACATTAAATAAAAAACTAGAAAAAATATCAAGTTTCTCTGCTGGATTTTTGTTTAAGTTCGAATCTAAAGACTATCTTAACTTTCACGATGTCATAAAAACTATTTTAAAAAGAAACGACTGCTTTATATGTTTAGGCGAATTAACAGAATACGGAAGCGAACTTGAAGAAAATGATGATTTTGGTCCAAGAAGAAAGAAAAAGGGAGATCCGACTATTCAAGACAGAATAGGACCTGAAATCGTATTAGATTTAGACGATCACATCATCAAGGGTTTTGATCCTTTAAGTCCAGTTCCTGCTATTATCAAATGGCTGAAGAAGCGAAAGATAAATTGCGATGTAACATGGCAGATAACTTCTAGTCAACAACTTAATACAAATGAGGCCAGAATACGATTATATTTTGAGGCCGACAAGGAATACGATCTAACTTACAGAAAAGCATATTCACAATCTAAAGAAATTCAAGCAGACGGTTCCGTCTATACATGCTCGCAGCCTATTTATACATCGCATCCTATTATTAAAGGCAATAAGCCAGATCCTATTTCTGTTCGCTCGGGGTTCATCAAAGGCAAACAAAGAAAACAAAAACTACCAAAGCTAACAAAGCCTACGATTGAAAAGTATTCCACTTTTAATCGCGGAGGAGAGATTTACGACTTTCATGATCAGAACTTGCCAGATGAAGTCTTAAGCGGAAAAATATACCGTAGATACTTTATGCCTCTGGCTTTTCATTATGCTAATTTATTGAAAGGGGACAGAGAAGCTGTGTTCTGTATAGTCCGAGCAAAAGCTAGTTTGGTTTCTTCAAGAGAGTTTGATGCAGAAAACACATACGCTTATATAGACGACGCCATTTTAAAAATAGCAGAAGAAAAAGACCTAGACGAGGAGTTGTTAAAGGTTGAAGACATAGCAGATACGAAGCTTGCATCACTTCCCGATTTTCCAAATGACATTCTTGATACATGGCCTGATCCGTGGCCTATGATTTGGAAGAACTTCAAGAAAATACCTCGAGAACTAGAACCAGCTCTTCTTATTCCTACTGTGTTGGCTCTTAATGCTTTTTTTCTACGAGCTAACTATACTACTTCTTATAATCGCAGACCGAATTTGTTGTTTCTAAACTTGACTCCTAGTACAGGAAACAAAGATGTAAACAGCAAAAACGTAATTAGAGACTTGGATGAAATATTCAAGAAAAAAGGTTCTCTGTCCAGTTTGTTTTCAGGCATTCTTAGCACAGAGTCATCTATTACTGCTGATATTTCTTTTCTAAACAGCTTCTCCGATTCAGGTGAATTGTTTTGGATTAACACAGAGGCTACTAGGATATTTCAGCAAATTAAAACTTCTGGTTCTATATCTTCCGTGGCTGCTCTTTCTGATAAGCTAATAGAATTAGTTGATGGTCATGAAATAACAGGAAAAGTAAAATCTGGAGGAAAGACAAAAACTATTAACGATCCAAATGCTCAGGTTTTGTTTTATGCACAGCCTGAAACAATAGAGCGTTATATAGACGAAGACATGGTAGACAGCGGTTTGTTTGGTCGTGCTCTTTTAAGTATTATTCCTGAATTGAAATTTGACAAAGATAAATATTCTATGTTCTTGTCTAAGAAGAACAAGAAAGCAAAAATATCAGATGATTTTTATGACTTCTATACGAGCCAAAAATTCAATCTTTCGCAGATGTCTGCTGGGAAAACTATTTTAAGCCCTCCACAAAAATCACTAGAAGTAATGGATGAATGGGCAAGAGAAACAGTAGCAGAGTTAATGGAAGACAATGAGGTTTTCCAGAAAGTTCTGAGCAGGATAGGTAACTCGGCAGAACAGCTGTATGTGATTGTTCTAGGTATATGCCAGCTGTATGACGCCCACATGGAAGTTGACATAAGAAAAAGCATTCCGATTGGACCTCTTTTGCCGATGCTAGAATATTGGGCTGAAACAAAAGTTTACGCGATTGAAAACTTTGTTAATTCTAGCCTTGATCCATTAGCTGATTCTATATTGGAAATCATACAGGATATTATGTCAGGGAAAGTAAAAATGTCTGTCGTTAAGGATAAAACTCTCGTTAAAGAGCACAGTATGGTTCCTCGCTCTCAAGTGTTTAAAGCTATGAAAAACAGGACAAAGCTAATTAGAAAATTAAGTGCCGATGGTGACAAGAAGAACGCGACTGTAAACGCGATGAGGATTATGGAAGGGATGGTTCGTCATGGAATCCTAAAAGAAAAGCTGATATTAGGAAAAGAGTGTATAGGAATTCAAAAATGAATTGTCTGATTGTCAATAGGTACAAAATAAGTATGACGAATAATCACAGAAATAATAAGTACAGGATAAGTATGAGAGAGCTTTTGAGTTTTCTAGTAAAAAAAATAAGTACGATAAGTATTTATAAGTACGCTGAAGGCCGCGCCGTTGCTGGATTGTTGGCCAAAAAGGCCATACTTATTTTGCTACGCTCACGCGCTTTAAAAACCACCCCTATGTATAGGTATAATAATAATAATAAATATATATATACATACATAC